TTGATTACGGAATCCTACGAGACTACAGACGTGATGAACACTGTCAACAGCTCTCTGAACCTGATGTCCAATATTCTGGGTATTCCTATTACGGGAGTAAACGGATTCCCCACGGAGAAGACAGCCACGGAAGTGCTGGTACAGAATGAGAACACTATTTCCAACGTAGCGTGCTTCTATCAATCTGCATATGAAGCCATGAAGACAGTAGGCACCATCCTTACGGAATTGCTTAATGACGGTGAACCCTTGTCCTTCTCTCTCCAGAAAGGCCCGGATGTAATTACCCGTAACGCCAAGAAGAGACAGGAGCTTTCCATTATAGCCAATCTCCTTCCGGATAACATGAAGGGAATTGCAGCTAAGTATCTTGCAGATACTATGGATGACGCATATGCAAAGAGTCTGTCGGATGAAATTGTGGCTAACCTTGATCCGAGCCTTAAGCTTGTCCATCAGGGTGAAGATCCTAATGCAATTCGTCTCATGGATAAGCAGAACCAGATGCTTAACCAAGCTCTTGACCAGCTTGAAGCAGCTAAGAAAGCTAATGAAGACCTTCAGAAGCAAGTGGATTCTCTCCAGATGGCTATGCTCTCCAACAAGCAGAATCAGCTTATTGAAATCCAGAAGATCAATAACGATAAGGAAATCAAGATGGCCGAGCTTGGCATTAAGTCTACGAAGGTGGCTAATGACAAGGCTATCGCAGAAGGAAAGCAAGCTATTGACGCAGAGAAGGCTATCATGGATGCCCAGAAAGCTAAAGCAGACATTGCGGCTAAGTATGGGGCTTATTGATAACTAAATTGCGATTGCGTAAAGCTGTTTGTCAACTAATCTTGCGTAGGCCCTAGGGTTTCTTAGGGCTATCTTGATTTGGCAAATGGCTTTATGCTTTTTCGTAACTACAAACATATCGAAATTGGAGGATTCTAAAATGAGGTTTTCGGTCGCATTGGGGCCAATCACCAAAGGGAAGGGTAACTATAATGCTTCTTCTATCCGAGGTGTCAGGGTTCCCGGCACTTCAGATGGAACTAAGCTCTCTGAAACATCCTATAAGCAGACTGAAGCAGAACACAAGGCTCTCTTAGACTCATACATGAATGATCCCACTCTGACTCCGGATCAGAAGATCCAGTTTGGGATTGAAGAAGAGAAGAGATGCCCTAGATACTGGGATAATGATGACACACCCAGATATGGCGGAACTACTCCATCGTCTTCATTCATTCAGGAAGTGATGGTTAATCCGTCCATTGGAACGGCTACAGTGACTATGAAGAGCGGAAAGTCTTATACATATCCGCTAGGTACAGATCGTACGGCTGAGATGATTAACTCGAATTCCATTGGGTCATGGTATAATAAGAATGTCAAGCATACCAATACAAGGGAACCTGTGGTATCGTCTCCGAGGACTGGATCCATTGCACTATCAGCCAGAGGATCTTCGAATGCGTCTGGGCTTGGAGCACCGAGTGGATACAGGATTCCTATGAACAATCTATCTCCGGCTGGATTGTCTGGGTCTGTAATGAACGCATTGTTCAATGTTCTTGGTGGAGATATGAATAGGCTAAACAGCGTACTCAAGATCTTCGGATCCAAGAAGTAATATAATCTAGGCAGCCGACTATGGTTGCCTAGATTATTGCATATGAATTCTATAACTAAAGATTGATAGGACAAACATCTTACGGTCTACTGAAGACCTTAAAGGCAGGTATATAGATATGACGAGCGAAGAAGCACGCAAATATCTTGAAACTGGCGAATTAGCAGCCACTCAAGAAGACTCGCAACCCTCTGGAGTGGAAGATAATTCCCCTAATAGTTCCCAGACTACACCTACGGAAACTACTAGTACTGAAGAAACAGGTGGGCATGTTGAAGAATCTAACCCGAATGATGGCGGTCAGCCGGGAGAAGAATCTGACACACATGATACGCAACAGCCTGATCAATCTGGCAAGCCTCCTCAGCCGAAGGAACACGAAGATAAGCTTCCCTACAAGGATGCTCAATCTGACCGTGAACGTAAGGCTAATAAGGCATTTATCAAGCAGAAGAAGAAGCTTAAAGAGAAAGAAGCTGAGATCGAATCTTTGAAGGCTCAGTTAGCCAAGTATGAAGGAATCACTCCGGCTGATCTTGGTAACGATCCGGATAAGGTCTCTGAGTTCAATTTCAATAAGCAGATCCTGAAGCATGATATCCAGAGGGCAGAAGCAGACCACGCTAGTATGGCTATGGAAGCGGCAGAAGAACAAGCTACCGCAGTCCGTGAAGCCCGTATTGAAGCTTGCTTCCCTGATAAGGCAGAGCGTGCAAAATATAATGCGTTCTTTGAGAAAAACAGAGAAGCATTTTCGGGATTCTTAGCTAAGGCTGATCCCCAAGGTACGATTGTCGATTATCTCGATGATTCCCCGAACTCTCCTCTCCTCACCGCAGTGCTGATGTCTAATCCTCAGATTACATACGGCATTTGTGCGAAAGTGAATCCGATGAGCAAGTTTATGGAATTACAGGCTCTCGAAAAGCGTATCCTTGTAGACCGCAAGCTCAGAAGTTCCCCGAGTTTCAAACAGGCTAGTGGAAGCAATTCCGCTCCAAAGTCTAACAAGCTTCCTTCTACTGGAAAGCAAGTGGGCAATCCTCAAGGTGCAACCGGAGCGACTGTTCGCAACAGACAGTACTGGGAAGAATATCTTAAAACACATTAAAGGGTACTATTATGCCGATGAACAATCTTGCAATCGAAACCAACAAGCTCACCGACCTTGTTGCTCTTCGCACTCTCGTAGCTTCTGGCTACCTCACTGTCGGTTCCAAGGCTCACTTCAAAGACCAGCTTATTGGCAAGCGTAACGGTCAGACCTATGGCTTCGTGCTTAAGGATGCCGGTATTGCCACCAACTCTCTTGACGCATCCAGTGATACCAAGACTTCTCTCACCGAACAGATCGTCAACCTCTCCCTCGAACCGTGGCACATCTACCTCAAGTCCAACGCTGTTGAAGGTGTGACTGATGTCCGTTGGGATGACGAAATCGCTAAGCCGAATGGTGCAAAGCTCGCTAACGGTATGGTGCGTGACGCCATCAATAAGAACTTCACCAAGGCTGCTGTGTCCATCGTGGGCGAAGGCTTCCAGCCGCTTGCTGAAGCAGCTGCTCACCTCAGCTCTCAGACCTCTGAAAAGCTCTTCGGCTTCACTGATCCGAAGATTCAGGCTGTCTTGACCGCAAATGGTCAGCAATTCAACCCGGTTGGTTCTCCGGATTCCTTCTACAAGCAGGGTCTCTTGGGTGAATTCCACTCCGTTGAATATCGTGCACAGCGTTTCTTCCCGTCTATCAAGGTTGACGCAACGCTCGCAGGTAAGATTGCTACCACTACCGCAGCTCTCTCCATTACGGAAGCAGGTGTGGCCACTGTCACGCTCGCTAGCGGTGCAACGGCTGCTGAAATGGCAGGTCTTCCGGTCATGATTCCGGGTGTCTATGCTTGCGACATCAACGGTGATCCGACCAACAACCTCTTCTCCTTCATCGTTCCGATGGATGCAACTGGCAGTTCCTTCACGGTCGATGGCATCTTCGCAATGAAGGGTGGCACGATGACCATCTGTGATTCCACTGGTGACGAAGTTGGCACGGTCTCTGGCACGGCTCCTAACCGTACTTGGGCTCTCTCTGCTACGGCTATCGAACCGATTGCAGCTGGCACTTACTTCATCGCACAGGTTCGTGCAGACGGTGCATTTGAATTCGAAACCCTCGACAAGTTGGATGTTTCCAATGCCGACTCCAAGGTTGGTTCTGTTGAAGGCGTGACGGTTCATGAAAACCGTGTGATTGACCTTGAAAAGATGCTCAACGGTACTCGCTGGGACATCGTGGCTCTCTATGGTACGGTCGAAAAGCGTGCTGTGGTCAACTGCTATTTTAAAGGTTAAGGACTATTGGTTCCTTGTTAAACAGGTATATCCGAAAGGGTATGCCTGTTTATTTTATCCTGAAAGAGAATAGGCAAAACTAGAAATTGAGATCAATATAAGGAGACAATCATGTCTACTACAGTTCGTGATGTAATTATTAATGCACTCTCTAGAGCTAATCTGTGCTCTAAGAGACAAGCCGCACCGGGCTACATGACCGAATCCGCATTCGAGCTTCTGAAGGGAATCGCATCGAAGTACTCCAAGGATAATCTCCTTCAGTTCTTGAGACGTGAGCTGATTATCGACAATGAACACAAGAAGCCCACACTCGTGATTGGTGAATATGCCCTGAATGACGAATATTCGGATTATCTTATCTTCGATACACTTCCTGAAGCCGCATCTGAGTATGTAGGACGCAAGGCATATGCCAAGGATACACAGAAGATTTATATTTGCGTAACCATTCCTACTGGATACGCTTGGGGCATGACATCCGAAGATCCTCACGAAGTCTTCTACTCTCTTCCTGATGTTGAAGTACCGAACGTGGCGGCTATCGCAGAAGTCTATGCTCGTAACGGTCAGGATGATTACAACAATGACTACCATCTTGACTTTGTGTCCTATGAAGATTACCGTAACCCGATCTTCGGATCTGGTGTATATACATGGCAACCTTTGAGTGATAAGTCAATCGAGCTCAAGCTTAAGAAGCCTATGGTAGACTCTGCGTCCTACGGGTTCGTGGTAATCTACAATTGTGGCTATCAGTTCGGATTGGATGATACGCTCAAGATCCCTGAGAACTACATTGAGCTCTTTACGGCATCGCTTGTATATGCTTTGGCTGTGAAGTATCCTAAGCTTGACCAAGCACAAATCCAGAGACTTGAAAAGGAACGAGACGATCTTGTGAAGAATATCTCCATTCCGACTAGAGCTAATAAGATAGTGCTTCGCAACAATTCAAGAATCCAGCATTGCATGAACATGAGAAGCTTTGTGAGCGGCTCTTTCATTCTTAGATAAGGAGGACACATGGCTCAAGCTAAATTGATTAACGGGATTGTAGGCGGAACTGCGGTCTCTGATATCGATAAGGTCTGCAAGAGTGTGTGCGACAATATGTACTTTGAGACTCAGGATGCTCAGGCCTCTACCCGAGCTATTCTGAGATCCATTCAAGGTACGACTGTCTACGCAGAGATTCCAGAATCCAACTGTCGAGGAATCTTTAGATGTTCCAGAGGACACAACGGAGATCCTGCATTATATGCTTGCTTTGGCTCTCATGTATACCTGATTCTCAGCGGAAGCACTCCGACAGTATACCAGATTGGCCAAGTCTCTAACGCAGCCACTGAACCCGTAAGGTTCTGTGAAACAGGTGGCTACGGAGACGCCCATCCTCATCTTATCGTAGTGGACGGAGCCGGATGCTTTGCAGTTGATACCACTCTTCTTCCATTGCAACAGAGAGCTGACTGGAAGTCTCTGACTCTTCCCATCAGGTCTGGTACAACTTCACAGTTGATTAAGCCTACTCATTGTGCATACTTGTACAATTACCTTGTGGTGAACGATGAAGGCACAGACGCTTTCTATCTGTCATACCAGTATCCGTTCGAATCCATCTTGAACGCAGGTGGCGAAGAATATCTGGATGATATCTTCCAAGTCCATAAAGCATTCGTAGATCCGAGAGAATCTGACGAATCCAGAGTAGGATACGGCTTTGCGGTCTACTCTGAATGGATGACAGATAACACTACGGCTTTGATTAGCACCGGGTCTAACCTATGGACGTTTGGCCCAAGGTCTTATCAGGTATTCTCGTATATGAATGACGAGAATTTCCCATTCCAGTCTGCTGATACAGCTGCCGCAGCTATCGGAATTCGTGCTCCTAAGTCCTTAGCGACTATTGGCGACATGGTATTCTGGCTTGCATCTTCTGATATTGGACAGAACGGAGTGTACGTAGGAAGGGGTAAGGAAGTCCGTAGGGTATCTACCTATGACATTGAGAGAGAAATCTCTAAGATGGAGAATCCCGAAGACGCAGTCGCACAGTGTTGGCAAGAAAACCATCACGTGTTTTACGCCCTCTCATTCCTCCATGACCAGAAGACCTATGTATACGACGTGTCCGAAGAGAAGTGGCATACTAGAAGCTCCTATGACCAGAGTAAGCCCAATAACATGGGCGTATGGAGACCACAGTTCGCTACATTTGCCTATAACAAGATTATCTTCGGTACTCCTAATGACAACAAGCTCATATTCCTAGATGAAAACAGATTCAAGGAATACGATGACTTGCTTATCGTAAGGACAAGAACATCTGGCGTGATTCTGGCTGACTTCAGTCCGTTCTACGTATCCTATCTGAGACTCGTGTGCAATAACGGTCAGGTTGGTGACCCCAATATGATTCCCCAAGTAGCCATGAGATATTCTTGGGATGGGTCTATCTGGAGTGACCAAGAAATTGGCCTAATCGGCGAACAGGGTCAGTATTTCTATAATACAGAATGGTGGAATCTAGAGTGCGGAAAGATTCTCTCGCTTGAATTCAAGTGCTCAGACGACTACAATTTCTGTATTCTAACATCCAAGATAACCTACGATATTACATCTATGGTCTAACGAAGGCTCTATGCAGAAGATGCATAGAGCTTTATTCTACCTAAACTTGTCATTGATGTATAAACTATGGAGGAAGCATGAGAAACGATGGATTCATGCGTCTAATGGACTTCACTCCAGCTTCACTTCAAGAAGCCCTGAAGGGTAAGTATGGGAGAATCTGGACTACTGAATACAAGCTCTCTATCATTAAGAGCCATGCGTTCTTTGTGTCCAAGGTGATGGAGGATGAGACCACTCTAAAGGTGACTCTTCCAGAGCACGACCCATTCTACCTGATGATTACATCTCCGAACGGAGTCAGAGCGGTCTTAGTGGAAAAGAATATTGAAACAATCCTTAGTGCCAGTGAACAAGCCACGGCACAATTCACTCTTAAAACATAGAGGTAAATACAATGGCAAATTATGTCGGTAACATTGGCGGCGGAGCGGCTACCGGGGCAGCTGCTGGCACTTCTATCATGCCCGGTTGGGGAACAGCCATCGGTGCAGGAGCTGGGGCTTTGATGGGTCTCTTCCAGACTTGGGCAGAATCCAGTGACGAAGAAGCTAAGCGAGAAGCCCTGAAGAGAGCTGCTGAAGAAATGAACGTAGGCTACAAGCAAGCCGAAAAGATTTTCAACGCATACTACGATACTTACGCTCCGGCTGGAACCAAAGAAGATATCCAAGAAGCTGCGAATGCCATTCGTAACTTTGACGTCTCTAAGTATCAGCTCAGTGGTGAAGACTCTGATGGTAATGGTATTCCGGATATCTACGAATTCGATAAGGAAGGTAAGTGGGATACCTCGCAGTGGGATTGGGAGACAGCTAAGGATAAGTATATTGACCCGTATTACCAAGATATCATTGACAAATCCAACAGGGCAGTGCAAGCTAGTGCGGCTGGGGCGGCTCTCGGTAGATCCACTGGAGCAGCTAAGGCTATCTCTGAAAACACTGTAAAAGAATATAACGGCTTGTACAAAGAAGCCCGTGATATGTTCAATCAGGACAGAAATGCGTGGAATACGGATAGATCCTTTGAATACCAGAAGCAACAGGATTCTATCAATAACGCAGAAGAACGTCTCAAGACTCTTATGCTTGGAGACCAGTGGAAGATTGGCCAACAGCAAGAATTGGGCAATCAGCTTCTCGAATTTGAAGGTAACAGAGCATCCAATCAAGCTAATCTTGCAACATCTAAAGCTCAGACTATGGCGAACCTTCGTGCGTCTGGTCTCTAATGGAGGATAACACAATGGCATATACAGGCCCGGTATTCGATTTTTCTAATCTCAACGCAAACTGGCTTGACCAATGGAGAAAGGAGAATCAAGACAGAGAACAGAAGACGGCTGCAGCCTATAACCGTGTCTATCAGGGTATGGACGCATTAGGAAAAGCTGGCCAGTACGCAAGGGAACAGAAGCTGAAGGAAGATGAACGAGCTCTCCAGAAGAAGTACATGGAACAACGCATGGACATGATTAAGAAGGGCTATGACGAATATCTTAAAGGATTGGAAGATCCTAAGTTGGCTGAACAGCGTAGAGCACAGATGGCCACTATCGGAATCAATCCGGATCTCTTCAGCATTCACCAAACCAAATGGGGGATGTTCTAATGAATACAAATCCTTTTGACGGACTCCTTGGGTCTGTCGTCGGAGACATCGATTACGAGATGTTTGACGATGAAGCCATCAAGGAATACGCAAAGATCTTAAATAAGAGCATTGAACCGAAGGCTAAGCAAGCTGAAGGTTATGTGAGCGAGCATCCGTATTATAACGATATGCGCGATGTAATGACTATGCGTAATCGTGCTAATATGCGTGGCTATACTCCTATCAGTGCATTCGGAGCTGAGAAGGGTGTAGACCCCAAGTATCAGGCATTCCTTGAAGATCAGGAAAGATTAAAGGCTCGTGGTCTTGAAGGCGAAGCAGTGAAAGAATACCAGAAGAATCTTGAGGATATGCAGGCCGACCAAGCTCTTACTATCCTGAGAGCCAAGAATCTGGCAGAAGCTAAGGCTAAGCGAGAAGCAGAAGCCAAGGCAGCTGAAGAAGCTAGAAAGGTTCGTCACGCTCGTCTCGCAAGATTCTTTGAAGACCCTATGTACCAAGTTGCGGCTCTTGACTATGTCTTCAAGGGTGATGCAAGCGGATTCAACAATATCCTCAACCGTATCGCTAACGAAGAAGCCCAGAAAGCAGCTAAGCAAGCTTCTAAGGATGCTAAGGATGAGGCTAAGGCTGATGAAGCAAAGCGTAGAGCCAAAGCCGAGGCGGATGAAGCTAAGAAGCGTAAGCAAGAGACTGAAACGGCTAAGACCGAATACGAACAGGCTCGCAAGAGCTATAACCGTCTCAGAAGTGCTAATCCGACCTCTACTGAAACAAGCGAAGCATATGATAATCTCGAACTGAAAAGATTGATCTATAAGCAGAAGCTTGAGAATGAAGGTATGGATGTATCCGAAATCGGAAAGCTTCTTGGAGCTGAAGGCGATAAGACCCAGACTCCTCCGGGTGGATCCGGTGAACGAGCAGTTGACTCCATTGAATCCGACATCACTCGTAAGGAAGTAGAATTCAAGAATGATCCGGTTCGTCGTAAGGCTGAAACTGTTGCACTGTATGAAGAACTCATTCGTACTATGAGGGCTAAGGGTCTTAACGTGACTGATGCTGAGAATCGTATGAAGGACTTCATCGCCAAGGTTGATAAAGAGATCGCAGCTAAGAATACCGATAAGGACTTTGAAGTGAAGCTCAATAGCTTTGTCAAGACTTTCGGTGGTGATGAGACAGCCCGTAACAAAGCATGGGATGCGATCGATACGAAGTACAGGAAGTACCTTACCAAAGGTGCTGTAAACGGGCAGTACGCAATCAAACGCAAGAAGAAATAAGGAGATATCATGGCTGAAGAAAAGAAATACACAGTCAGAGATCTTGTGAACCTTCTTGGTGGAGTAGGTGGAGTAGGCAAGAATGAACTCTTGTCCTCCATCCTCCTTAATGAAGGATACCAAGACCTAGACGAAATTGATCAGATCGTAGACGCCGATATGCCTTATGAATCTAAGCTTAAGGCTATCTTGCAGAATACTAATATCGTTAAGGAATTGTCCAAGAGCAATCCAGCATTCCTTAAGCGAGTCGCAGAAGCTGACCTTAAGAATAAGAGCATCTTTGACCCAGTTGAGATGTCATTGGACAATATTGCACAGGCCCTCGGAACGGCTACAGCCCTTAAGAAAGAGGATATTCTTAAGAACAACAAGGCATACCGCAAGGCAGACCCTGTTGTGATGAAGAATATTGCGGCTAATTACGGATGGAATTATCCTGAGATGCTTGATGCCATTCGTCAGGCTCAGACCAACCAAGCTCGACAGGATCTTTACGAGGATACGAACATTCTCACTAAGGTCATGTTCCCCAGAGCTTCTAAGGCCATACTTGAAGGTAGAGATCCGACCACAAAGGAAATGACACTTGATGGTATTGAGAATGCTCTTCAGCTTGTGCCGATGGGTAATGTAGCCAAGTTTCTTAAGCTTCATCCGGGTACTGCCATTGGTGCAAGTGGTCTTGGAAGAAAGGTCGCTAACGGTGCATCTTCTGCCGGAAGATACTTGGTCGAAAATGCTTCTGTACCGGGCATTGTGGAAGCAGCTGACTATGCAATGACCGATGAAAAGGACAGAGACGGTATTGAGACACTTGAAAAGATCCTTCAGGGAACGGCTATTAACGCAGCCGCTGGCAAGGCTATTCCTGCCATGCTTAGCGGTGTGTTAGGCTCTCCGACTATCGCTAAGGCTTTGGATAAGGTCTCTAAGACTGGTTACAATGACTATGCACAGAAGGCTGAATACATCAGACGAGTATTGTCTAATCCGAGAGCTTATAAGGCTGAAGAAGTCAAGAATGCTCTTAATATGCAGACAATTCTTGATAATCCTAAGCTTTTCAAGGGTGATAACGGTGCATCAATATTCGACTATGCAACCAACACCAGAAAGGCTAGGAAGTCTGGATTGAAGAATAAGGCGGACTACGAAGCCGAACTCGCAGATGCCTTTGGAGCAGAGAAAGACTGGGCGAAAGCTGTAAAGGATAAGGAGAAGACCTATAAGGACGATCCGAACGCCTTTACACAGTACACCGAGGGCAATCGCTCGGCTGTATTCCCCCATAACTTCGTTGACCCGAATAAAGTGGCTACTAAGGATGGAGTGATCCGTATCAATGACTTCAAGGACATTGAAGACATGCCGGAATGGAACATCTATCCTATCCACAGTAAGGGAAAGACAGTTTCCAAGGAGCTTAGTGATATTGCGGATGCTCACAATAGCAAGAAGTTCCAGTATTCTACGGATGACTACGATGAGCTTGTTAACGACCTGCTCAAAGACAATCAATTCGTAGAAGCCATGCGATACAGGTATGGAAGCCCTTCTGGACTCGTCTCAATGCCTACATCTTGGCTTACCAATAAGCTTGGGAGAAGCTCTTGGCTCAATCGACAGAGAGAAGCAGCTAAGAGATATTTCGGCGAAGAGAAGCCCAAGAAAGAGAAAGACTCTGAAAAGGACGAAGACGAAGAGTAATATAGAGGACAACCTTGCAAGGGGTTGTCCTTTATTCTTAGGGAAACTTCAGATTGATATATCACAAAGAGGTAATCATGAGAAACCTTGATTTGAAGAACGTTTACGTAGACAACAATGGGAATCCTCTGCACGGGAGGATCACTTTCTACAAGTTCCATACTACTGAGAAGGCTCCCATCTATGCAGATAAAGATGGGGCGGCTTTAAACAACCCGTGTTATACGAATGTACTTGGACAGACCGAGGTTCAAGTATTCCTCGATGATGTCGATTACACAGTCAAGTTTGAGAAGTATATTGGCCAAGGCAATATGAATTCCGACATGAGCGCATCCTCGTGGGTGGAAGTCCGTACTGTAGATACCCTTGCAGTAGAGATTCCTGGATATAATACAGGTAACACGATGGTCTGCATGACTACGCAGGTATCCGAGAATCTTTATACGCTTGATCCGGAAGCTGTTCCGGCAATGAACGAGAATGGTGACCGTATCGTAATGGTATATGGAAGATTCACTCCGGGTGACATGCTTCCTGCGTTCTATAAGCATGTTGAAATGGAGAATCCACAGAGCGACGGTGGTTCGATCTTTGCTCGTGACTCTCTCAACGCATGGGTGCTTATCACTCCGCAGATTCTTGATGTGAGAATCTTTGGTGTCTTCCCGTCTGAAGACTATCTCCAGATGGACGGTGACTACTCTAACTTCCGCAACGCATTTGACTATGCGAACTCCAAGGGCATTGATGTATACTTGCCGCAGGTGTATGCTAGTGGCGGCTATTACCTGTTCACTGGCGGTGCATACCTGCTTAACACCAAG